CTTAAAAGTAATGACGGCGGTGCAGTCTAGACTCCACTACGCCATGAAACAAGAGTTTAAACTCTTAAAAGAGATCATTGCAGACTACGCACCCGGAGAGTATGACTACCAACCCGAAGAAGGTAAGAAATCTGCCAAGGCATCCGACTACCACCAGGTTGATGTGATCCCTGTATCCGATCCTAACGCTGCAACGATGGCGCAAAAGATCGTTCAATACCAGGCGGTCTTACAGTTAGCCCAAAGCGCCCCACAACTCTATGACTTACCTTTGCTTCACAGGCAAATGATTGAAGTGTTGGGTATTAAGAACGCGGCTAAGTTAGTGCCAACAGAGGATGATGAGATTCCAACCGACCCGGTTCAGGAAAACCAAAACCTATTGACAGGCAAGCCGGTAAAAGCGTTCATTGAGCAAAACCACCAGGCACATATTCAAGTGCACATGGCTGCGATACAGAATCCTCAGATCCAACAACTGATGCAAATGAATCCTGCTGCCCAGCAAATCATGGCGGCGGCAATGGCTCACATTAATGAGCACGTTGCAATGGAGATGAGAGTACAGATCGAACAAGCTATGGGCATGTCTTTGCCAAGTGAAGACTCGAACAAGACGATGACACCTGAGATGGCGGATCAAATTGCAGTCCGCGCTGCCCAGGCCGCTCAACAAATTACTCAACAACACCAACAACAGGCTCAGGCTCAACAAGCCCAGCAGCAGATGCAAGATCCAATCGTGCAAATGCAACAACAAGAACTTCAACTCAAAAAGCAAGACCTTCAACTTAAAGCTCAAAGACAGCAAATCGAAGCTGCCGAAAAAGCAGATAAGTTGCGTATTGAAGAAATGCGTATTGAGGCTCAAAAAGAAATCGCCGGCATGCAGGTTGCTGCACAGGCTGCGGCTGCCAAAGACAAACTTGAGCGCAGTCAGGAATTAGAAGGCGTAAGAATTGGTGTCGATATGGGCAAACACAAAGCCCAAATGATGAACCAAAGAATGGCGGCTAACAGACCAGAAAAGGTTAAGAAATGAGCGATATAACTTCCTACCTACTCGAAAAAATGAAAGAACTCAAGAGAGATCAAGAGATTCATTTGTCGGGCGGTGGTGCAAAAGACTTTGCCGAATATCGGCATGTCTGCGGTGTCATTCGGGGTCTGACACATGCTGAAACTTTAGTCAAAGACCTTGCAAAACGATTGGAGCATGAAGAATGAACTTTGATGTAAACGCTGTGGACTTATCCGGGATCTTGAATAAAGATTCTGAGCAAAAGGCCAAACAGTTGCCAGAACCTAAAACCTATCACATCCTCACTGTAGTCCCTGAGGCTATAGAAGAGTTTCAAGATAGCGAAATAGGACTCATCAAATCCGGGCAGACCATGCATTACGAAGAGGTGCTTACACCAGTTCTTTTTGTAGTGAAGCTAGGTCCAGATTGTTACAAGGACGAAAAAAGGTTCCCAAGCGGACCTTCTTGCAAGGAAGGTGACTTTGTCATCGTCCGCCCCAATTCAGGCACACGCTTGAAAATTCACGGCAGAGAGTTCAGGATCATCAACGATGATTCTATTGAAGCCGTTGTTGAAGACCCACGCGGTATAACCCGCGCAGCATAAGGAGCACACATGGCAGAATTTAAAGGCGAAGAGTTCAAGTTTCCTGATGAGAAAGAAGAAAATCCTCAAATGGAATTGGACATCGAAATAGAAGACGATACACCAGAGGAGGATAGAGGCAGAAAAGCAATGCCAACACCTCCAGAAGACCCGACAGACGATGAGCTTTCATCCTATGACGACAAGGTCAAGAACAGAATTAAGAAGTTCTCCAAGGGCTACCACGATGAACGCCGGGCTAAAGAAGAGGCTTTGCGTGAGCGAGAAGCCGCGGAGGAGTTCGCAAGAAAGATGTACGAAGAGAATAAAGCTTTACAACAACGTCTCCAAGACGGCAGTAAAGTCTTTATTGATACCAGTAAATCTGCCGCTCAAATTGAGCTTGAAGCCGCCAAAAAACGCCTTAAAGAAGCGTTTGAAGCAGGGGATTCAGATGCACTGGTAGAGGCTCAAGATCATGTCGCTAAAGCTAATTTAAAGCTACATAACGCGGAAAACATGAGGCCAATTGAGCAATTTAACGACACACCACCGCCCCAACGTCAGCAACAAAACATGACTCCAAGAACCCAGAAATGGATTCAACAAAACTCAGATTGGTTTGGAAAAGACGAAGAAATGACAATGATGGCGATGGGTCTTGACAAGAAGCTTGCCAAAGAGTATGGTTCAGGCTATGTCGGTTCTGAAGAGTACTTTAGAACTATTGACAATACAATGCGAAAGCGTTTCCCCGAGAAATTCGGGAGCACAGAGGATGACGACTCTTCAACGTCTGATCCGGTATATGAGGAAGAACCTCCACGCCGCGCACCAAAACCCGTTGTGGCTCCAGCGAGTCGCAGCACTCCGCCTAACCGTGTCAAGTTAAAAGCATCCCAAGCCGCTATTGCGCGAAGACTTGGTGTGCCCTTAGAACTGTATGCGAAACAGGTTGCTCAACTAAATAGAGGTGAATGATATGACTGATAGCCGTAAACCCCGTGAATTAGAGACTCGTGAAGTGTTCGAAAGACCCCAGGAATGGAGACCACCAGAGACTTTGCCTAGCCCCAACGAAAGACCGGGCTGGAAACACAGATGGATTCGTATCAGCATGATGGGGGCTTCGGACCCTGGAAACATTTCCTCAAAGTTGCGCGAAGGATATGAACCCTGTAAAGGTCAAGATTATCCCGAGCTTATGATGCACGCTTCCACCGAGGGACAGTTTAAAGGCTGTATTGAGGTGGGTGGATTGTTACTGACTCGTATTCCGGCTGAATTTCTGGTACAGCGTGATGCATATTACGCTAACCAAAGTAAAGCACAAATGGAATCAGTTGACAATAATTTTATGCGCCAACAAGATTCTCGGATGCCTCTTTTCTCTGAAAAGAAATCTGAAGTCCGGTTTGGCAAAGGCAGTTAACTTTTAATGGAGATTTAAATGGCTTATCCTACCGTGTCAGCCCCTTACGGGCTAAAGCCGATCAATTTGATTGGCGGACAGGTATTCTCGGGTTCTACTCGCAGTTTACCTATCCAATACGGATACGCAACAAGCATCTTTTACGGTGATCTTGTGTATCAAACCAATGGTTTTATTAACCGCACAACCTTGACATCTAACAGCTTTGCTTCAGGCAAGATTCCAGTTGGCGTGTTCTTAGGCTGCTCTTATACAAACCCTTTGACCAAGCAGAAAACATTTAGCCAATACTGGCCTAGTGGTACTCTTGCTGGTGACGCAGTTGCTATCGTTACAGATGATCCTGACACAGTCTTTAAGATTGCTGTTGTTTCTTCTGGTACAACAATCGCTTCCGCTAATCAGGAAATGGTTGGTTACAACTTGCAACTCGTTGACAACACAGGTAGCACAGCTACAGGTAACTCTGCAATTGCCGCTCTTGGTTTGACAGCTTCTCCTGCCACAACCAACACATTCCCACTTCGTGTGATTGGATTGGTTCCTGATACAGCTTATAGCTATTCAGCAGTTGGCTCTTCAAGTACTACATCTATCACTATGACAACCGGACCTAACGGTAACGTGTTAGCAGGTGCTGATGTGTCTTACTTGGCTTCTGGTGTACCTGTTCAAACTGGTTCATTTGTAACTTCAGCCATCAACGCTGGCGCTACATCTGGCACATTGAATGCTACTCCAGCCATCCCCGGAAGCATTACTGCTATTCCGTCCGCATCAACCATTGCATACACAATGTACCCCGAAATTTTGGTGAAAATCAACTTCGGTCAGCACATGTACTATGCAGCTACTGCTAACGCCTAAGGAGTAAACTAAATGGCTATTTCACGCGCACAACTGCTCAAGGAGCTACTCCCAGGACTGAACGCATTGTTCGGATTAGAATATGCACGCTACGGCGAAGAGCATAAAGAAATCTACGAAACAGAGACATCTGAGCGTTCATTTGAAGAGGAAACAAAACTGTCTGGTTTCTCAGCAGCACCTGTTAAAAACGAAGGCTCCGCCATCGCTTATGACAATGCTCAAGAGGCATGGACAACTCGCTATAACCACGAAACCATTGCTCTTGGTTTCTCAATCACTGAAGAAGCGATTGAAGATAACTTGTACGACAGCTTGTCTGCTCGTTACACAAAGGGCTTGGCTCGTGCTATGGCTTACACCAAGCAAATTAAGGCCGCTTCCGTTTTAAACAACGGTTTCTCCGGCTCTTATGTGGGTGGTGACGGTGTTTCTTTGTTCAATACTGCTCACCCCTTGGTGAACGGCGGAACAAACGCAAACACAACATCTACCCCTGCTGACTTGAACGAAACAGCGTTGGAAAACGCAGTTATTCAAATCGCAGCTTGGACAGATGAGCGCGGTCTTTTGATCGCAGCTAAACCCAAGAAGTTGATTGTTCCACCTGCACTCCAGTTCGTTGCAACTCGTTTACTCGAGACAAAACTGCGTGTTGGTACAAACAACAACGACATTAACGCTATCGAGAACAATGGTTCTGTATCCGAAGGCTACACAATCAACCACTTCTTGACAGCGCCTAATGCTTGGTTCTTGACAACTGACGTACCTAACGGTCTCAAGCACTTCGTTCGTACACCGCTGCAAAACAGCATGGACGGCGATTTTGACACCGGTAACGTTCGTTACAAGGCTCGTGAGCGTTATAGCTTCGGCTGGTCAGATCCTCTCGGAATCTACGGTAACTATTAATTTAGTTCCAAAAAAGTGGCCCTTCGGGGCCATTTTTTTTGTTTAAACGCTTGACAAATTGTTTAAACGGTGTATATTGCAGTTATCTGGGAATTCAACCTTGTTGCCACTGGCCCAGCAGACGATGCAACGATTAACAAGGTATCTTTTGCATAAGGAAACTTATAATGGCACGCAGTACATTTGAAGGCCCAATCCTATCGGGCGATAACCGTTTTGGTCCCCAACGTGATGTTGGACCCGTATTACTATCCCAATCTTGCTTGTTAGACTTCTCTAACAGCACCCCAGGTACAGCCGGTTATGGTGGCGCTTCAGGTGTATTTGTTACATCTAACACATTGCCTAACTCAATTGCTACGATTTACGCTCCACAAGCGGGTGTATTTAGCAATACAGGCCCAACAGCAGGAACATCTCCTACTGCTGATGCATCTGGTACAAACTATCGTGGCGCAGTATTTTTACTGCCCTACCAGTCTTACATTCAGAATATTTTTATTGATAACATTGTTCAGCCTACCGATGGAACAAATGCTGTTACGGCTATTCAACCATACATTGCTAACAATTTCGTAACAACCGGTGGAACATACGCTACTGTTGCATCAATTACAGGTTCAAGCATTGGTCGTTCAACAGCAACATTCACTGCTGCTCAGTACGGAAATGTTCAATCTACGCTACAAGACGTACAAAACATCCAACCTGGAACACAGCCTACATGGTTCTCCCAAGTTGTTGTTAACTTGAAGTTAACAGTAACCAGTTTGGGTTCTGTTAATGCTGGTAAATTAAACATCATTATCCAGTATGTACAGAATGACCCATCAGTCAACGTTGGTAACGCCACAACATACCCATACGGTAACTACGACTAATAGCTAGGGGGCCTTGGCCCCCTTTCTTTAAAGTTAACAAAGGGTAATCATGGGTATAAATTTACTAAATTTCTTTTCTGGCACAAACCCAAACAATATTGGCACAAACGTCTCTCAGACTGCCAGTATGGGTACTCAAACCCCAAGCACCGCCTGGCAAGGTATTGACGGCGCAGGTGAATTCATTGCTCCTCAACGCCTTCGTGATGTTGTTGGTAAGCTAAAAATCAGTCAATCTCAGAATATTTATGATGCCGACTTCGAGTACGGCGTTCAGCCTCTTCGTTGGGAAAACGTTATTCAGAACGTTTCTGGACAGGCGTCTATAGTTCAAAATCCTGGTCTTGGCGGCGTGACCATGACTATTGGCGGCGGTAATACCCCAGGCGATATTACGATTCGTCAAAGCCGTCCTTATCACAGATACCAGCCAGGTAAGACCTTTTACATGGCATCTAACGTTAACTTTGGTGCTTCCGTATCTGGACAATACCAACGCGTAGGTATCTTTGATGATTCCAACGGCATATTCTTTATGCAGTATGGAGCTACAACAGCAGACAATCCATACGCTATGTATGTGGTTATTCGCTCTGATTCAGGCGGTTTGCCACAAGATACGATATTCCCGGTCAGTCAGTGGAACGGTAGTAAGAACATCATTAGCGCACTAGACTGGACTAAAGTCCAAATGATTTGGATGGAATATGCTTGGTACGGAGCAGGTGCGCTTCGTTGGGGCGTAGTTCTTAACGGTGAACCTTGGATTTTGCATCAAGTTGGAACCGGTAACGGCGTTATAAACGGCGTTTCACAGACCAAGCCTTGGAGCCGCACAGGTAATTTGCCAGTTCGCTATGAGCAAAGAGATACAGGTAGTGCAGTTTCATCTGTAATGACTCACTATGGTGTGTCAGTGCTTATCGAAGGTTCAATTGACAAACAGCGTGGATTTACCTATTCATACGGTAATGATGCTAAGACTCAAAACCGTGCTCCTTCATCTGCAATTACACGCTACCCTGCAATGTCATTCCGTATGAGAGCTGTTGGCTCTGATATTTTTGATCAGACTAACGCTGCTTGTACTGGCGGCTCTGCACAAACTTTGACAATCAGCGCAGCCACTCCTGCTATTTCTAGCGTGGTTGGTCAGCCTAATAGCGGTCAAGCTTTGGTTACATTTGCATCTGCTCATGGCTATGCAGTAACTAACACGGCTAACGCCAACAGTCCTGCTCAGTATGTAACCCTCAGCTCATTTACAGAGACGGCTACTATTGCTACAGGCAATTATGCATTCTCTGGAACAACACTGACTGTAACAACAGCGGTTGCTACTGGAGCGTTACAACCAGGACAAGTATTGTCTGGCACAGGCGTTACAGGATCTCCTACGATTGTTGCTCAGTTAACCGCCACAAGTTCTGCTGTAGGCTCACAAGCTTTCTCAAGCGGTGGCGCAGTTGGATCAAGCGTGGTTGTGTTAGCTGCCGGAACGTCATTTGCTGTAGGTCAAATATTTGCCGGGACAGGCGTTCCTGCAAGCACATTTATTACCGCAGTAAACGGCGCTACGATTACGCTTAACAAAGCATTTACAGCACAAGCAGCCGGAACATACAACTCTTACGCTCCAGGCGGTTTAGGTACTTATCAAGTTAGCACAACCCAGACTACAGGTTCTGGTACTTTGACGGCTACATCAACATATGCCGCTCAGACTTGGTTAATCCAAAACGTACCTACAACAACCACCATGATCCTGCCAATTCAATTGGTAAATGGTGCAACACTCACATCTACGCCTACAGCTACATACTGGGGCGCAAATCAGTGGGTTGGTAAGTTTGTGTATTACACAGCAAGTTTGCCATCAATCAGCGCTATCTCTAACCCAGCTAGTTCAACGATTGCAGGTTTAACCCAGTACTCATCTACCATTACTTTTAGCTCTGCTCACGGACTAAAACAAGGTGATGTAATTACCATCAGCGGCTCAACTCCAGCCGCAATGAATGGTATTTTCTCTGTAAGCATTCCTACTACAAACCCAACTACCACAGTTACTGTGATATGGGGCAACGTAAACCCAACAAACTATACTTCTGGTGCTAGTGCAACAAGTTCTTATACAGGTCGTATCACATCTAACACAACAAGTACATTGACATTTGGTGATGTGGTAACAGGATTGCCTTTGGGTAACCCACCTGCTTCTGGAAACAGCTACCAGATTGGCTTGATTGATCGTGGTCAATTATTGCCGCAGACTCTTTTGTTAAATTCTTCACAAACTTGTTTGGTTGAATTGATTGCATCTACACCTACAAACCAAGTGTCTTTGACAGGCGCAAGCTTTGTTCCTTTGAATACTCTTGGTTCATATAATTCATTTGCGGAACAGGATTTAAGTGCTACATCATTATCTGGTGGTGAGGTTGTGTACGCATTCTCTACACCTCCTAACGGTTTGCAACAGCTTGATTTGACAAACTTCTTCCCTGTTCTTACTAACGTCAGGGGTAACGTAGCGGACATTTTGACGGTTGCGGTTACTTGCGCTAACGCTGGCGGTGTAACACTTCAAGTTAACGTAGTCTGTCAAGAGGCGATGGCGTAATGGCTAAGACCCCCGCATGGCAACGCAAGGAAGGCAAGAATCCCAATGGTGGATTGAATGCCAAAGGCCGAGCATCTGCCAAGAAAGAGGGTCACAACCTCAAGCCGCCACAGCCAGAGGGAGGTTCTCGCAAGGACTCCTTCTGCGCCCGGATGACAGGAATGAAGAAGAAGTTAACGTCAGAAAAAACAGCAAAAGACCCAAACAGCAGAATTAATAAATCACTTAAAGCGTGGAAGTGTTAAATGGAATTGAACGTAATGATGTTGTGGAACTCTGTGTTGTCTGTTTTACTGGCAATTGTAGGGTTTTTACTTAAGGAAAAGTTTGACGAAATCAAGCGTATTGATATATTGTTAAACAAAACCAGAGAGGAGAATGCTCGTGAGTACGTCACCCAAACAGAAATTAACAGAATTAACGACCACATTGACCAACGCTTTAACAGGCTTGAAGCAAAGATTGATGAGCTTATTAGTCAAAGGAAAGTAAATGCCTAGTAGCAGTCAAAAACAACATAATCTGATGGCAGCGGTGGCTCACAACCCAGCGTTTGCTAAGAAGATGGGCATACCCCAATCGGTTGGCGAAGACTTCACTAGCGCTGATAAAGGTATGAAATTCAGTGGCGGTGCTAAATCAAGAGCTAACTCTCAGGCTGTGAACGAACCTAAAACTCAACACGGCGGTGAGTCTTTATTTAAAAAGGGTGGAATTATGAAAAAGATGGCAAAGGGCGGTATGTCCGAAACTATGGGTTCTAAAAACATGTCTGAGGACGTGGAAAAAGGATCAAACAAAAAGAAGCCTCATGGTGAGCACGGTGTTGAAAAACGTGGTGCTACAAGAGCAATGATGCCTAAAATGAAGGGCAACATGATTGGTGATGGCCCAGAAGTCAACACCATGAAGAAGGGCGGAAAAGTTAAGAAGTACGCTAAAGGTGGATTTGTTTATGGTGAGCCTATGGAGCCTGTAACAACAGGTGGCAAAAAAGGTCGCGGTGAGCATTCCATTCAGCAAAGGGGTTTAACCAAAGGTAAATACTGTTAAGGAGCTACCATGAAAAATGATCATCCACCATTAATGAACGAAGATACACCTTCACACACCATTCATCCTGACCACATCGAGAAGATGTACGGCGGTGACGGACACAAGCATCACCACCACTTCTATGGTCAGCACGCTGCTGGTCACATGAAAGAGCATGAGAAAGTTCAAAAGCTTTGCGGCGGTGGTTACACAGGTAAGATGAAAAAGTAAGGAGCTAACATGGCCTCTTCTCAAAACTTAGCTGGGTTAGCGGCCTTAGCCGCTCTTGGCATGGGCGTTTACAAGCAAAGCCAAGCAAATCAAGCAAGCCAGGCTGGGCAAGCTCCACAGGCTTCGCCGCCTACAGGTCGTCCTTTATCTGATGCAATGTATTCAGATTACGATGATCCAACTGGAGCTACGGGATTAGGCCAAGCAGGTAATACCACAATGGTAAGACCTGGTCGAGCAATGCTCACAACGCCCACTCAGTACCAAGCTCCGCAAACTGCACAGGCTCGTCCGCAAGTATCTCCTGATCAAATGCAGCAATATGCGCCAGGCAATCCTGCGATTGTTGGCGGATCTAACATGGGTCAATTGCAACAGGATCAACGCGGCAACTTTCCTGGTCAAGGCATTAGCTATTTAGCCGGTGGACAAGGTAGACAAGGTGGACCTGATCCAACCTCTTATTCTCCTCCACAAGATCGCGCAAACTTTCCTGGTCAAGGCATTAGTTACTTGGCAGGTGGT